AAATGGGAAATGGGAAAACATTAGTTCCATACTCCTGTCCTGAGCTGCGGACCGTACCAGATGCATTAGCTTCTTCATACATAGCAAAACTCCTTTCTTTCAGTGGGATGTGGGAAACCACATCAGTTTCGGTACAGCGGTCCCAGCTGCCTCCAGTCTCTTCATCTGTAAACTCAAAGTCTTGGGGCTTGGCACGGGATGTGGGAACTAAATGAATATCGCTACCAAAGCCAGGCCCACGAACACGCGCCCCCACTCCGATCGCATCAAAAACAAACCAAATAATATACCTAACCAGTGCACTCATCTGCCTCCTCTCTTTCGTTCAGGATGTACTGTGCAGCTACCTCTGCAGCCCACCAGCTCAGCAGGTTCTTCAATTGACGTAATGATCCCACATCTTTTCCACCGTTTAAGCGGGAAATGTATTGCAGGGTCGACATGCCATCGTTGTTGGCGTGTTGGTACAGCTGCTGCCAGATCCAGGTTTCATGTTCATCATGAAACTTCACTGTATCATAATAGTAAATCAGCGACGGGATAATCCCGCCGCTGCAACCATGTTTGACAACATCTTCAATGGTGAAGGACTCTGCCTTCTCTCCTTCCAGCAAAAATTTTTCAATGCTCATGCTTTTCCTACCTTCCATGTGATGCCATTGGAATCGGTTTGGTATTTGAATTTATCACCGACTTTGTATTGAATTTGGTTAAAGGGCTGATTGTCTAGAATCCCAATACCTTTCTTCAGATCTCCTTTGAAAATTCTACACCACATCTTCTCGTCGCCACGTTCGTCGTCCTTGAACCAGACATACACCATAGACTTCGCCCATCTCGGGTGCTTTTCAAATTTTTTAATACTGAAGTATGCTTCTTTTCCATGCTCTGGACAGCTAAACAATAAATTGTTTTTGTCTTCTTGTGTTTCTTTTGTCATCGTTGTTCTCCTTTGGTTATCCCATGTATATAGGATGTTTAGCATTAGAAGTCAATGCATAAAATAAAAAAATTTTTCACACATGCGTGTGTGTGCGTAGGTAATCTACCGATCGCTCTGACTGAAGCACGGACCAGCGGGCGGTACCAGCTCCTCCTGATGCTTAGTTTACAAACCACAGTTCTTGGTTCTGCGGTGGGAAGTGGGAAATGGGAAATGGGGTATCATAGGTTTCGCAATAAACACCGAGCGACTAGTCTTTGACTACAGTGGTAAGCTTTTTCTCGAGTACCCCACGATGACGGTAGCCCAACGGACAAACAGGAGCTAACAAGTTTGAGATGATTGAGCTACCATGTGCGTATATATATTATCCCACGCTGATGTCAAGTATTTATTTTCCCAGCTTCACCCGAGTCTCGGTACCAGCTGCCTCCTGAGCTCACCATCCGTGGTTAAAAAGTGTTGGATTTGCAGTGGGAAGTGGGAGTTGGGAGATGGGAAATCACGGATCCAGCTGCACGGTCCGCGCTGCAGGTGAAGGACTCTTCAGGATGGTCTGTAAAAGGTGGCCGTAGTCAACGGGATAATGGAAGATGGCAAACGGGACGGGGGTTGATGGCTCATGGATCATGGCCGATGTCCACTGGTACAGTTTCAAAGCTCTCTGCGGGAGGGCCTTTCGCAAGATAAATACTCTTCCACCTTCTCTACCACGTCTGATAATCCACGATTTTTGGAACTTAGATAACCGAAGGGCTGTACCAGTACTTACCTTTAGCTCTAACCAAAACTCTATACCTTTACAACACCCATTAACGTCTGGAACTCCTAGTCCTACGTTTGTTTCTATTCTTTGAAAGTGTACGTTTGGTAACGCTTTTCTTAGCTCTTCGTATAATTTTGATTCCTGTTTTTTCATTAGTTTTGTCTCCTGAATTTATATTCTTTTGTATGTAAGGTAAGAACCATTTATTATCTCTAATTATTTGGGAAAGAGTATTAGTTAAATTATTAACTACAAGCTCTTCATCTTTGTCTGCAGCTAAACAATTACCGTCTGAGTTAAGACCAGTATGATAAATAACTGAATGTAATACTTCATGTAAAAGTGAATTAGCAAGTGATCTAGATGATTGAGTCTTATCCAATTGAATAACATTTTTTACAGAATCATACTCCCCAAAATAATGATCGTCGTTATCATTAGAAGGTGAAACAAGATCAATTCGAACATCTTCGTAATTAACTCTTATCTTTTTTTTCAATATGGACACTTACCACTCCTACATTAGTTGAGATTAAATGAGAATTGTGATGCTTATGAAAAGCGTTCCAAAATTGTTTCTCAGTCTTCCAACGAATCGTCGCCTTCTTCGGCTTCGATTTCAAGGACTTTGCTATTTGGTATTTCATCACGCAACTCATTTATCTGTTTTATTAATTCGTCTTTTGACATTGCTGAAAGGTCTTGAACTTTAATCTCTTTCTTGTCAACATATAAACCAACAGATTGACCTAATCTAATCTCTGCATTGATATCAGCAGCTATCTGTCCTTTTCCTTCTGCAATTTTTGATAAATCGTCTAATCTTCTTAAATGCCTGTAATGATCTTTATAAGTCTTAGCGGCTGAATCTCTTAACTTCTCAATGTAAGCAACCACATGAGGATACTTATCAGGATTAGTTAATAAACTACCTGTCTTCTCACAAATTTTGTCAGCGTACCCTGCAGCTTTAGCTGCTTCTTTTTTTGTTACGTCTGGATACCTAGATACAAAATACTCGGCAAATGTTCTTTGTTTCGGTGTTAAGAACTCTGCTCCTTTTAAACGTTTCTTTAGTGCTCCAACAGTATTCATAATTTTCAATATCTATATAGGTATAATAATCTAAATATATATACTTACCACAAAAAAGGTCAGCTAACCAGTAGAGTTACCTTTAGTAGACTGAAATTCAGTGTACTTTCAGGGTACTACACTGAAAGAATAACCATTGATATATAAGGATAATAGTCTATTTTCATGGTTTCAGTGTACTCGGTACTATTTTTCACATCATAACTGTTCGTACCTTACTGTACCTTATAAGATCCTATAATTTAGAATCGTTCTAAGTTATATTGTTTGCCGTCGTCCGTGATCCATGATAAATTGTTGACATGGAGGTAGCACATGAATAAAACATAACTGGGTATCGATAACTCCCTCTCGGCCCAGTGGTTTTTTTAGTTGATTTTTTTCGCCCACTGGGCCTTTTCTTTAAGATACTTTCTCACTTTAGTAAACCCTTCCTTATTTTTAGCAATATGCTCACACGCACCAATGAACTCTAAGTCCGTATAATCATATTTCATTCGGTTTACAAACCAACAGCAAAACACCACGTTTCCCCACTCATACGGCCTTTTAGAATCGAATCTATCAATACTTATATTAGTTTCTTTAGCCTTACCTAAACCAAGCTCCCAGGTCATCTCTATGCCTGAGTATGGACAACGGACACCGAACCTTTCATGCTGCAACTTAAATATCTCTAAATATTCATGACGTTGAAGTTTAGACTCTTTACGTTTTTTATGAATACTATTATTTCTTAAATTTTTTGTAAGATAGTCAATATATTCAATTGGATTAGATGAGTGTTTTTTAATACGACTAGTATTTAAACACGTCCTGCATTCTGCCTGGAGTCTTCGTTTCCCAGCCTTAAAATAAAATTCTTGTAAATTTTGTGTTTTACCGCATTTACTACATTCTTTAGCGGACCGTCTAACTATTCTATATTTTAATTCAAAGTCGTATTTTTCTTTTTCTATTATATTCTTTTCGCCAATTAATGTATTTGATCTGATCTTTTGAGAAGTAGACCTGTTCATTATCTACCATTCGTTGATAAGTGTCGTATACGTAAGTGTAATCAAACCCAGCCAAAGAACACACAGTATTAAAATCGTCGCCCCCATCAGAGAACCAACCGTGTGCCTTATACTTCTGTACCACCAACGGTCTTTCCAAACCAGGATATATAACATCTTCAAAAGCGCGTTGGAGAACAGCCCTCCATAATTTCTGTTCTGGTAATATTTTTTTAGACTCATATCCTGTTTTTAGCTCCTCGATTAACATGGTAATGAATTAAACGAGGACTGGGCCAGAATGGTAGCTCTGTAGATGACAAAAGAGATCACCCAGCCCTCATTTAAGTCACTTAACTACGCGTAATACTCTCGCATTAAGTTTCTCCTTATCTGTTTTATTACGAATCTGATCAAGGTGGACTCTGAAGGCCATGCCACTATCATCAAATCCAAAACTAGCTCCACAAAATAATCCGTACATAACAGATTTAATTTTTTTAAACTCTTCACGATTAGTACGAGAAGCGATTAGTTTTATTGCGTTGTCTAGTTCAGCCACAAATACTCCTAAATTATTGTTATTAAAATGAAAAATGTAAATATAAAATGATTCGTTTTTATAGTTGTACGTCAACTATCTCGCTTATACTCTTAATTGTATATCAATACAAGTGCTATTTTTTATCGACTAATATCTTCTTAACATAAGCTTCTGGAGTCATTTTACGATCCTTCGCCCGTCGTTCAACTTCTTTTTTAATCAATAACGATATGTACTGGCTAGGCCCTCTGTGTTCCTTGCCACATAATCCTTTTAAAACATCGTAGTCTGGTTTGCGTACCGCAACTGATTTATGTCTCATCACGTTCATAATTTTTCCTCTTCTTTCTCAATTAGTGTTACTATTTTTTCTAAACTTTGAACAGAACAATCTTTAGTGAAGTTAGTTATTTTTCTTTTGTAGGCATTTTTAATCTCCTGGTGCCGTCGGCCTTTGTTGGCCTCCTGCACCGCCCTTACCTCGTCTAAAGTTTGATCAACCATTTTTAAGTTCTGTTAAAGCTTTAATCTCAGCTTGTCTTTTCCCTGTTTCAATTTGTTGATCAAAATATTCACCATCAGTAAAACTAACCATACAAGGATAGTCTGGAGACCTTTCCATTTTACCTTTCGGTGTTTTTCGTGCCTCCATAAATGCCTTTTTAGTTTCAGGATGCTGCTCTACCATAAACTTTAGAAGATCTTTTCCATACACCATGAATGCATAGATGTTTTCTTCCCAAGCTTCTACGTTATCAATCCAATCTTCTAATTGAATTACTACCTTTTTTGTTTCTGATCTTGGTTTATTTTCTTTTGTCATTGTTTTCTCCTTGTTAATTCATGAAACCACGTATATCTCTAATGGCTTTTTCTGGTGTGTACCCAGTCTTTTTTTCAAAAGCTTCAAAAAACTGTTTTAATCTTTTTTGACATTCTGCATCGTTAAGTGGTGGGTCTTCACCTACAATATGTTCGTCTATTAAATCTCCAATGTCATAATTTTCCATTAACATTTTTACCCATTTTATGACAGGGTGATTAAGATCTATACCTTTACCTAAACTCATGTCAGTCCTATCAATAGAGCTAGAACCAAGATTGAAATCGTGCGCGGAAAAGATAGCCATAGCAAAACAAACATAACGACTAAAATTAATAATATCTTCATCATTTCTCAATTTCTGCATCAATCATCCTTTTGGCAATTGTCTTATCAAATAAATTATATCCAGTTTCGCCAAGCACTAACGTAATATCTGCTATACGCCCAGCAATAATATCAATGAACGCCTTATCTTTAAATTCTGATTCTTTCACAGATTTAATAAGACTATCAACTTTTATATTTAGTTCTTTCCAACTATATACATTCATTTAATTTACTTTCCAAAAAGTTATCTTCTGCTTTACGGTACTAAGCAAAGTGTTAAAGATTCTTTCTAACCGTGTGTGATCGTCCATAGTTATGACATCATTTGTTTTAGTTCCAACAAATAATTTTATTTGTTTTGAATC